CGTCATTACGGACTTCTGTATATTTTGGCTATTCAGTACGTGATGGGTATTCCGCCAGTCCTACGAGGACAGGTGGATTACGTATTTATTCTACGCGAGAACCAGGTGAGCGCACGTCGTCGTATTTACGAGCAGTTCGCCGGCATTTTTCCAACATTTGAGTTGTTCTGCCAGATTATGGACCAGTGTACCGAGGATTATGAGTGTCTAGTCATTCACAACGGAGCACATACAAATAAGATTGAGGATTGTGTGTTTTGGTACAAGGCGGCGCCGCATCCTGATTTTAAGATTGGATCGCGGGACCATTGGGTACGGTCGGCAGAGTATGAGCGCCAGAAAGAACTTGCCGAACAAGCAGGCGATACGGGAACGCCTATGTTGACAACGGGGGCGGCGACAAAGGGACCTCTCCTTCAGGTAAATAAGTATTAGTAACAGTCGTCTGAGCCGCCAGCTCCTCAAGAGTCTGTTGTTCGTATATTTGCCACCGTTGGAAAAATTCTAATGTCCGCGGGGTCCAACGACGCCCCCGTGCGCGTGGATTATATGGATTCTTCCATAAGTAACCAGGCGCGGCGTAAGGATTCTGACGCGCAAGCTCTCGTAGCGCATTTCCTAGTTCCATTGGTATTCTTTGGACCATTTGCTAAACTAAATCAAAAAGACTTTAGACACCCGTTTAATCACCGAATGTAATCCACCCCACCGTTAAAGTCAAGAGCGTTGGGACTGGCAATAGTATTATTTAATACACCGGTGCGACCGGTGCTACCGAACCCGCCATCACCACGAATAGTTGCTCCGCCAGGAATCTCATCGACAATTTCAATACGCTCAAATGGTAGTAGGTCCGCCGCAGCAATTTGGAAGTAGCGGTCACCAAACCCAACCGAAACATCCACGCCTGTAGAATAGACCATGGCAAGCAATGGACCACGGTAGCCGGCATCAATTAATCCGACGGAGTTCGCCATACGAAGGTGCGTCTTGGAAATGGAGGAGCGGGGAAGCATCCAGTACGCACGAAAGCGACCAAGCAAAGGATCGTAGACCGCAGCGCGGCACGTCTGACCGATCTTCACAGCGGCACCATTGCTGCTGCTACCACCAGCAGCCGTGGGACACATTCCAGGCACCGTTGCCGCTACAGAAAACAAATCAAATCCTGCGTCACGCTCACCGCGCGGCTTTGCCATATACGCCGTTGCCTGCTTGAGGTACATCTCTTTCGTCACATCATCATCGGGAACTAGGTAGAGCACTAGCATAGTGTTATACCTTGTTCGAAATTCAGACAACCCCAATCAAATTTTTACTTTTTAGATTTAATCGAGGCAGTTACCCTCCTCATCCTCATTCTCACACTGCGTCTGGAATCCCTCCACCCACTCCATACAGTTACCCGCTTCGTCAAACTCTACGCACACCTTTGTATCCTGAAAAGCCTCATACTTACGCGTCCAAGCCCAAACCGCCTTGTGGGTAAAGTGGTAGACGAGCGCAAAGATGAGACCGTGGACGAGCGCGATGACGATCTTGCCAGATGCCTTGGAGGGTAGGGTGAGGAGTACACCGGGTGTGAGGACGACGAAAAGAAGGGCGGTAAACGCGGTCATCAGATAACTGAACATGATTGTTTCTAAATATCTATAACATTTTTTACCCAGAATCACAGGGCACTTTCACACCAATTGACGTTAAAAACGCAGTTTGTGTTCCAAATACGTAATGTAAAATTTCACCTAACACGAGCCAAACTATTAAAACCGATAAAAATGGCTGTCGAATCAAATACGATGTTAAAAGAGCCAATACAACGGTTGCGAGTGTATCATTTAGCGCGTATCCAAATATACGTGTTGAATGAAAGCCTTGTCCTGGAATACCAAGAACATATTTATAAGGGCACCCCATCTACATTGACAATGTATTCTCCGTAGACGCGGCTGCGCCATCGACTGCCTTCATAACGGATGCGGTAACGGCTGCTGCCGCTAACTCCGCCTGCTCGCGCTTACGCTTCATGAACGGGTCCTCATCGCCAAACATATCCTTGGCGGGCTTCGACTCCTCGGTGACACTTGCGCCGATAACAGGCTTCTTCGTCTTCGCCTCACCCATACGAAGGACCTTGTGCTCGGCGTACATCTCGTCGCGCTTCTGCTCGTTCTCCTTGTACTTCTTCATGAGGGTATTGAGCTGGTCGTCGGCGTACTCCTGGTCCGCAATATCGTGCGGCTCGGGATCCCAGGGTAGCCAGAAACCGACCTGACCGACGTAGACGTTAAAGGAGGGGTCGAGCTTCTGAAGTGTCTTACAACGGTGGATTGCCTCGTTGTACGTATCGTAAACACCGCGCACCTTCACACCCTGGACCGTTGTGCGGAAGTCATTCTTTGAAAAAAACTCGTCTTCTAGACGCTTCTTATTCTTAAAAAGGAATGTCTCATAGTCCTCCTTGATAGCAGACTCACGGAAATCGGCAACCTTGCTCTTGACGTACGCACTCATATCTTCAGCAATATCGCTTGTGAGATTACGGCGTACATCCTTAATCACCTGGAGAGAGCCGCTGAGGTCATTAACAAGCTGAATCGCACCGCTTAGATCTCCCGCCGCAATCTTCTCCTTTCGGAGGAGTGCGTTCTCGACAACATCCTGGACCTTTGACGCCGCCTCCTGAATCTTCTGGACCTCGGACATCACGAATCCCTCAGTCGACTTAATCTTGTACTGCATATCATAATCTTTTAGAAATTCGTTAAAAAAGTAGAGTTCCTTATTCTTGAGTACCTTCTGTGGGCTAATAAAGCTGAGCGCAACGTAGTGCTGTCCCGGAATTTCCTTATCCGCCTCAAGAAATACCTCTTTTTGTTCTGATTCCGTGTTGGCAGCCATAGTTTCTAGAGCATTGAATGAATTATATCTTTAAACTTTAACGCAATTGCTGCCACTTTTTTTCCTTGCCCGGAGTATAAGAACAATGGACGGCTTTAACGGAACTGAGCTCCTCACTCGCGCTGTCAAGTATTTCCTAGAGGGTCTAGCCGTCGCGGTTGCGATGGTCATCATCCCCCGCAAGGTCCCCCAGCTGGAGGAGATTGCCGTCATTGCCACAACGGCTGCGGTTGTCTTCGCCATCCTGGACCTCCTCTCGCCCTCCGTTGGACTCACGTCTCGCCAGGGTGCGGGTCTGGCGCTCGGATCCCAGCTGGCGGGCGGCTTCCGTATGGCGTAAACATTAACGCAATTTTCAATTGTTCGTTTTTAAAACGACATGTTGAATTCCTCTTCATCACTATCTACATAGACATCATCGTCTGCATCAGCACCAGCTGTCTCCGGTTTTACACGTCCAAGTGTCAGTTTCGCTTCTATCTTCTTCCACTCGCGTGTAATTCCACCCTTTGTCTTTGTATCCATAACCACGCGCGCAGCATCCTCTTTATACGTCATTTCTACAATGGTTTCAAGCATATCATCACGCGTTGCGCCGATATCAACCAGTCGCCCAACAATCTCAACCCCAGATTTACCTTTTATAAATAACATAGAGCGTAGACAATCAAGTGTATCAAGCATCCCTTCCCTACTCCCACCAAGTACACCTCGTCCCCGCATATCTGATAGCCATCGGCGGTGCTTGAGTCGCTTCGATTGTTTGCCAAGCCACGACGGAAAGATTTGGAAAGGGGCAATGCCCTGAGTCGTGACTGCCGTAGATACAATTGCCGAGACTGCGTAGGGCATAAGGGACCAGTTTTGTCCGCGATGAATACGATGGTCAAGAATATCGTAATTACTGAGATACCCACCGGCAGAAAAGCAACGCCCCATCAAGACTGTATCATCAGGACGTGCGCCACGCGGTTTTCCTACAGCCGCAAGATATCCTTCGGCAACCATAAGGGGAATCATACCATAATCCAGAAATACAAGCTCTTCCTTGACAGCCCACGAATCGCCGCCGCCAATAAGCCGACCGGTGGCAGAGAAGGCATCGACGCGCTGAAGTTCGTCTTTCCCACCATCGGTCAAAGACTTTGCGGAAAACTGGAGCGCATTTACAATTGAGCGGATATCATTACCGTTTCGCTCGCACAACTCTTCCACCTGCGCTACCGTATAGCCTAGCTTCTCCGCCCGAACAACGCGTTCAAACAGCGCCTTGGCAATCACCGTCTTTGTTGGACGCGCAAATCGAATATCAAGACAGCAGGCGGCAAGGGGGCGTAGGCGTGGCGTTCCTCGCTCGTTGGCAATACAAATAATAGGAAAGGCGCATACAGAAATCACCTTTGCCAACTAACCGATGCCACCGCGGTCACCGGTACTCATTCCGTCCACTTCGTCCATGACAATCACACGCCGCTTGCCGCAAACTCCGCTTCGCTTCGCCTCATCAAAATACTTACGAACCGCAGACGCCGAGCGTTCATCGGACGCATTGAATTCGACCACCTCGTACCCACACCCGCGCACAATCAATCCGACAGCGGTGGTCTTGCCGATGCCAGGCGGACCGGTTACTAGTGCGCCTCGCACAGATCC